CTAATAGTAATATAACTACAGTTGCAGGGTCTATTAGTAACGTTAATACAGCAGCTGGATCAATAGCTAATATTAATACAGTAGCTACCAATATCTCTAACGTTAATGACTTCTCTGATAAGTATCGTGTAGCAAGTTCAGCACCAACCTCTAGCTTAGATGTAGGTGATCTTTACTTTGATACAAGTGCTAATGAACTAAAGGTATATAACGGATCAGCTTGGCAAGGTGGTGTAACAGCTACTGGAAACTTAGCTTCATTAGGAGCTAATACGTTTACGGGGAATCAGAGTCTTGGAGATAGTAATTACTTAAATATTGGTTCTGGTAATGATTTAAGGATCGTACATGATGGAAGCAATAGCTACATACAAAATAATACAGGTAATTTAAGAATAGATGGAGATCTTATTCAGCTAAGAAATGGTGCTGGTAGTGAAAATTATTTAATTGGTTGGGCTAACGCTCAAGTAGAACTCTATTACGACGGCAGTAAGAAGATTGAGACGACCAGTTACGGAACATTATTTGCAGGTAATAGTAAATGGGTTGACAATGGTAAGGCTACATTTGGAACCAGTGATGATCTCCAGATCTACCATGATGGAGGTAGTTCTTTTATAAAACATGATGGACAAGGTCACCTATATGTATATGCTGCGGGAACTAGTGAGGATCTCTACCTCCGAGCTGCTGACAATGTTCATATTGAAACTCAAACAAGTGACACTGCAATAAACGCAATAGGTAACGGAGGCGTAGAACTCTATTACGACAACAGTAAGAAGTTTGAGACAATTACTTCGGGAGTAAGAATCTCAGGTGATTTGGAGTTACTTGATAATACTGGTTCAACAGGTCGTCTACTACTTGGAAATGGTGCAGATCTCCAGATCTACCATGATGGAACAAATAATGAGATTAGAAGTAGTGGTGCAAAAGATATTTATATCCGACCTAAAGATACTGATGTAGGTGTAAAAGTTATAGCAGATGGAGCCGTAGAACTCTATTACGACAACGGTAAGAAGATTGAGACGACGAGTGGTGGAGCTTCAGTTACAGGTGCTTTAGATTGCGATAGTTTTGATTGTTCAGGTAGCTTAAATGTTAGTGGTAATGCTACTTACCACGGTAATTTAGACTTGCATGATAATGATAGATTAAGACTCGGAGCTGGTGATGATCTCCAGATCTACCATGATGGAACAAATAGAATACGAAACGTAAATAGTACTTTATTTATTGAAGGAGATCCTAGTTATTACATAGGTATCCGTCCACAAATAGGTGAAAACAGTGCTAAATTCTTACCTAATGGAGCCGTAGAACTCTATTACGACGACAGTAAGAAGTTAGAAACTACAAGTGAAGGCGTTAATATCGATGGTGCCAGAATGTACTTTACTAGCTCACATAATAGAGAATGGAGATTTGAAGGTAAGTCACAAGGTAGATATATTAAGTTACAGCATTGGGATGATGGAGGAACCGCTGAATCTTTTATAGAAACTACTGCTAATAATGCTACGAGACTTTACTACGATGGTAGTGAAAAATTAGCTACTACCTCTGGAGGTGTCAACGTAACTGGTGCTTTAACTGTTAACGGTGCTGCTGTTGGTGGTGGTACTTGGGAGGTTTTAGGTACTACTAATTTCTCATCAAGTAACGGAAATTATTCTGAAAATACAGGATGGACTACCGACTATCAAATGGTGAAATGTGTATTTAGTTATCTTGCTCGAAACCCAACTAACGCTAATCATCAACCTTGTAACTTATCTATGAGATGGTATTTCAATAGCTCATATGGTGCTAACGGAACTCTTAATACTCAAAATGAATACAAGTATGCAAATAGAAATAGAAGTATGCACTCAAGTGCTATAAGTACTCAAAACGGTGACAGTACTAGATGGCGGCTAAGGAACGGAGGTGGAGTTTTATATTGGAGTGGAGAAATCACATTTAGAATTGCACCATCTATTCCAACTAGAAAGGTACAGAAATATGCGTTTGGAACGGTAGAAGCTGAGACTACAATATGTAGTGATAGTTGTTACCATGATGATAATACTATGCAAGAGCAGGTCATAGTAGGTGCAAGGCTTTATGAGGATGGTGGTAATAATTTTGAGCAAGGAAGAGTAACTTGGTATGGGCTGAAACACGCCTAAACTAAACTTAAAACAAACTTATTAAAAAACAATGGCAACAAAAACCTGGCAAGTAAACACCCTTCAGCGTGAACTAGCAGATGGGTATGTAAATAAAGTTATCTACCGTGTTAACGGTGAAGATGGCACTTATAAATTCAGAGCTACAGGTGAAGTTGATCTTCCTAGGCCTGACACTCTTGTTCCTTACGCTGATCTTACTGAAGCAACAGTATTAGCTTGGGTAAAACTTAAGTTAGACGCTGACAAAGAAGGTACTGTTGCTGCTATTGAAGCTGCTGTAGAAAAAGGTGTTAACGAGCAAAAGACTCCAACAACAGGTGTGGGCAAGCCTTGGTCATGATAAAAATTCTTACCTACATAAATACTGCTTTTCTTGTAATAGCAGTTGGTGGTGGAACTTTTACATACTTGAATAAAGATAAGATTGTGAATACAATCTTAGATAAGGTAAAGGGTCAAATCCCTGAATTGGTTAAAGAATCAATGCCTTCAATGCCCACCACAACAGGATTGCCTAAGTTATGACACAGTTGAAGGAAGGTAACTATCTTCCTCTTCTCCTCGGTCTTGGATTAATCGGTAGCAATTTCTTTTCCCTTGTTCTACTAAGTAGGTCAGGGGATTCATTGCCGAATCTTGCATCATTAGCAACTACAGAAAACAGTAGTAGCCAGATGCGATATAAGAAAGACGAGAAAGGATTAGAGGTGATGATAAGGCATAACATGCACTCACCTAAAACAGTTTTATTTAGCTCAGAAAAAACTAAATGGAATGGTAAAACTGATTACACAAGAAAAGAATATGTTGCACATCAACCTGGAGCAAACGTAGCATTAGCTGCTGACTATCTTCAGTGCATTAAAAATAAAGGCAGTGCGGAATCGCAGGGAGAGATAGTTGGAACCTCGCTAGTAACTGCCACTCCTGCTGCTAATACATTGTCCAACATCCCAATCATAGGCTGGATTGCTAGTGCAGTTGCTGTTAAGAAAGCAGGACAGATTGGTAAAGACATTGGCGGTGATTTCGTAGATTGTTAAGTGGATGAAATACCAGATATACAAGTCGATAATATTTTTATCCCTGATAATTCTATCGGCAAAGTATCTCCGAACATTCCTAATGTTCAACCCGTAACTCTTAACTTAGAGCAGCCTAATTTAATATTTGAAATCCCTGGTTGTGTTGAAGCACATCCAGATTCAGGTAGCAATAAAAAATTAAAAACAGATGACGATAGAGGAGTTCAGGTATATTGTGATGCAGGGATGCCCTCATATAATCCTGTTGATTACAGGCCAGAGGATATAGAGCCGACTCCCAAATCCACCACACCAAAAATTAATCCTGCTAAACAAGAAGAAAAGAAAGAACAATCCACTTCAACGACAGACAACAATAACCCACCACCAACAAATCCTTTAGTTCCTAAAATCCTGCCTTGCCCTAGACCTGATGATTTACCTGTAGGAGCAATAGGAAAGTACGGAACAAAAATAATTCGGGGGTATGAACGAGATGGAAATCAATGCAAAGTCCTATACGAGGAAAGAGGTGTACTGGAAGTTGTTAACACTTACACTCCACCACCAACGACATTACTTAATACAAGTGCGATAGCTATTACTTCAGTTGTCGGTGTAACTGTATTAGGCCAACCAATAGCAAAGATGCTCCAGAAGCAAATGAAGGGGCAGGTTAAGAAGATCTCTAAGAAGATTACAAAGAAACTTCTTGCTATTCGGGGGAAGAAACCGAAGGTGTTGTCACTTCGTGAACGCCAAGCGGAGCAGAGGAGTCTGAAGAAATAGAATGAACGTGATCTATTGGCTTTTCTTTTGGAATCGCTAAAAGAATGTCAGAACAAATAGAGTATGCAGGGCTTTGGGGATGAAAATTTATATTTTGAGCTTTAAATTTACTGCACTCTCGAAGCCTTGCTATTTCAAAGTCAAGCCTTTTGTTAGCCAAGATCTGCTGTTGTATTTTCTCTTGGGTTGTAGCGGCAGATAAACAACGAGTCGTAAATCTTTTATCTAGTGGCACTGAAAGCGTTGCTGAGAGGCCGCCTGTGATGGAATGTGAGTCCTTCTGTCCTGTTCTTATGTCCTTGAAATATAAAACATTCCCTGGATTATCAATAATTCCATCATCGTTTACATCACTTGTATCGTAAACAGGGTCTTGGTAATAGCTTTCGTAGGGTCGTTTAAGCGATAACGCACCTGTCAGGAAGGGTGTAATGCTTAATGTAGTCCCTTGGCATTGTATTCCGTTACCGTACGTGTTGGTATGGAATGGCCCTTGTAAGACTTGTACTCCTTGATTAATGACGGAGCCACTAGACGAAGCGTTAGGAGCGGCGGTAGCACTAACGCCGCCGACATCACCAGAGTAAGCAGGCAAAGCGTAGTTAAGCGTGAGTAATCCATAAGCTATTGTTGAAAAATACTTGTTGTATCGGTGATACTTGTTTGATCGGTTGTTCTTTGGATAACCGTTTGCTGGCTGACCCCAGGAGCAGAATATGTTTCGGTAAATTGAAACGATGCTCCATCTGTTTGCAGTTGCCAGTTTGGTTTGTTGGAATGATCTAGGCCAACCCATGTGTAAGTAATGCCATCAGTGGTCTGAGAGGGGGCTGTAACAGTTGTTGGAGACACAGATGAACCAGAATGTTTCATGTTTGTCCCAGTAACTGAGTATTGCCAGCCTGTATCTATGTCAATCGAGTTGATTGTCTCCGTAATCTTTGTAGTCGTTTCCGTGTGTGATGTAACAGATCCCTGTGTAAATTGAGGAACCACTGGTACAGCCTGAACAGCAGGGCTACACAGCAATAAGAGATATAAAAAGGTACGCACAGGAGTATTCTCACCTTACAGTAATCTCGTTGGTTACTTGTCCTACAGCCGTAGTATTTGCACCACCTGCTACTACTGTAACCACACCAGAACTGACTACAGTGCCTGCAAGCGTACCAGCTACACCACCTGAAATTGTAGTAGTACTACCAAAAGCAGGCATATCAGCGACTACACCGCTAGTTACGTCTACACCGTGACCTATTGCAGCAGGACTATCACCTTGCTGCCAGCTTTCTTGAAAAGAAAATGCTGATCCTGCTGTGTTTATCTCGTACACACCAACATCTAACGTAGCTGGTGCTGTGGCTGATCCTGCTGTTAGTTTTCCAAAGTGCTCTCCTGTTGTCACCTTCATATTGGTTCCCGACACTGCGTAAGTAGACGGAATTCTGGTTGATTGAGTACTACTGGCTCCTACAGTTAGAGAAGTAGAGCTAGAAAGCTTTGATGTGATGTTGGCTTGTGCAGGTGCAGCCAATAGAAGCAGGATTAATAACTTCTTCATTTAAGCTTTCCTGTTTGTGGATCTACTTCTTTACCAGTAAGTTGATCAACCTTTGGCTTGTCTGGCACGATTTTTATTGGAGTTTCAAATCTGACGACAGTAAACGGAACTCCGTTGTCATAGCCTACTCCTTGAGCCTTCTTTTTCTCTTCATCAGCCTTGTAAGTTCCATCTCCTCTTTTCTTTGCAGTTTCCAGCCCAAATGAAGCTAATGCGCCCGTGAAAACACTTGCTATAAAAGTCGGGTCGATCCTTTCTTGCTCCCCTAATCCAGGGATAGTAACGTAATTAAGTGTTAATATAAAGCCACTCCAGACGACAACTCCCAATCTCACAAATGTAGACAAGACTTGCAGTTGTTCTTCTTTATCGTCTAAACCCTCCTTTAATTTTTGCAGGGGATTCTTTTTCTTAGGCTCGTTTGCTTTCTTTTCTTCCATAGAAATCAGTGGTAGGCAGCCCTACACTAGACATAATTCTTCATTTTGAACAGTGGCAGAGATTACAGCAGCAATCATTGGTGCAACAGCCAGTGTTGTTATCATGTCCCTTAGCAACATCAGCAACCGCCGAGATCGAGACACTAGAGAATTATTTAACCGTATTAATCAATTAGAAAAATTAGTTGCTAGTCATCATCCACCAGATCGTAATCGCAAGTGGAGAGCCTAAAGAGGATCTTGCGGAAATACTTGGAAGTCACTAACAGGAAACTCTAAATGCTCCCACACATGAGAATTAGAAGCGACATCTAAAGCATCGTCAGGTGTTTGAGCTATGACAACCGTTTGAAATCCAGTATTAGTAACAGAATCATACCCAACAAAAGCAGAAGGGATACGCACCACCCATCCTCTAGGTCTATATTTAGTGGTTTCCATGAGTTGTGATCCATCCTTCCTCTGTTTCTTGTTTTTGGATTTTTTCGATTGGGACACCAAGAATTTGTGCATCGAGAAGGCCCGTAATATCACCTTCATACGCTGCCAATTCCAATTCCCAGAGTTCTGCTTCACGTTCTTTCATAGCTCTATCTTCATCTATAGCAAGAGATTCGTTCCAATACTGAACTGCACCAGCTAATGAATCTAACTTGTCGTCATGTTGCAAACTTTGCCTGTCCACGGTCAGATGTGTCATCTGGTGGAATAGCTGGTGTGCTAAAGCAGTTTCGACACTATCTTCATCTTCAGGTTTGGAATCATCTTCTATTACCGAACGATTAAATATCAACCGATGTTGATTCATTACTGGCTCAAGAGCATTGATAATTCTTCTTTCTTTCTGAACATTGCTTCTTGTTGGTTCAATTGTGCAAGGATAAATTTTTCTAAGGTATGGCTGCAATAAACTTTCCATCATTCCTTGACCAAACTGATCTTCCAATAGAATCAGTTTTACTTTTCTACGTTTAGCTGCTTCTGCTAATCCTCTTAAGACAGGTTCGGTATATCCTTCTCTAAAAGATCCAACCTCTAAGACAAATAAATTACCGTTGAGGTGAGCGACAATAGAATATGCAGTCCTGTCTAATCCCTTACCTGAAGGGTCTACAAACATTACGCATCCTTGGAACTCAATCCATTGTCCATGTATAAAAGCTGGTCTGTGATAATAGTCACCACTAAATCCAACAGCAGGTAAATCACTAATCCGATACTCAGCACCAGACGACCAAACAATCTTCTCTGGTGCGTCTTGATTTAATTCCATTACTACTAGATCTGACAGCCTTAAAGGAAACCGATCTAAATCACTAAGCGTTGTATCTAGTTGAAACTGAAGTGTGAATTGCGACTTACCATAACTAGATTCTCTTTCCATCAAATCTATTTCGCTAAAGCGATCAGGATCTGTTGGATTATTTTTTAACTCGACACACTTTTCTAATATCATTGGAGCTAATGAACTTCCGTACTTCTCAGGCTTTACTGGATACCTTGAAGGCCAGATACGACATTCATATCCTTTTGTTTGTAGCTTGTTATAGATACTTTCTTCCGTCTGAGGCGTACCCAGAAACATAATTTCTCCACCTGGTTTCAGAATTGCATTAAATTCTCCGACAGATAGCAATAACTTCTCTCTCATTCCTACAGTCCACGCTGTATTAGGAACTTCAGCGTCATCACTTAGTATTAAATCTGCTCTACTACCAGTAAGCTGTCCAAATATACCGACAGATTTTACTGATGGGGATTGATCTGGTGTCGCTGGTCTTACATCAAATCTATTACTCGCACTTCTTTGCTCATCCCTATCTGGTTCTAAGCACTTCAGTATATCCATCTCTCTAATTAATCTGAGACAGAATTGTGCAAAGTCATCTGCTCGCATCTTGCTTGCAGATACAACCATAATCTTCTTCTGTGGATCATTTCTTAACAGCCACAGCACATAAGCTGCTGCCATCCAACTCTTTCCTACTCCCCTGAACGCCTCAATAATTCTTCTCTTAGGCCCATCCTGCATATATTCAGCAATATCTAACTGAACAGGTGTTGGATTAGGAAGTTGAAGATGCTTCCAGACGACAACTAAAAAATACCTGAAGTCATCTCTGAACTGATCAGGTAACGGCTGCCATCTTTCTTTTCCCATCTACTTCTTCTTTGCTGTCTTTGCTGCTTTCTTAAAATTAGATGCAGTAGGTGCACCCTTACTTCCTGGCTTCCTCATCTTTTCACCAGAACCTGCTTTAATCCTTTCTCTTTTTGCATGAATGTTTGCATACAAACCTTTTGCCATTACTTCTTACCACCTTTCTTTTTCTTTGGTGGCCTTCCTACCTTAGTTCCATACGTGCCCTTGCCAGATGGTGCCATAGTTAAGCCCTCTTTTTCTTAAATGCTACGACATTTTCTATATCAGGCAACTGTTTTGCTAAATCTCCAAACGCTGTTTGCTCTACTGGTTGGGCACTGATCTGATTATCTTTCAAAAACTTTGCTGCACTCGTCGCTTCTACAACTGTCATCTCCCCTGACTGCAACTTCTCTAAATACCAACTCGACAACCCTGCATGTAAATCTCCTAATACCTCTGTCGTACTCTTTCTAGTCATAACTTTTCAGTAACTTCCCCTAATCATACACAAATATTGGCGGGGGCTTCACCCACCACAGGAAAGCCCCCTATTAGCCCCACTGGACAAGGCTAACTGACCTTAATTCTACTCCCCAGATCCCTTGCTATCACTAACTGTCCATATATGAATAGAATATCTTCCTTATCACCCTATTAGATCCCACTAGATCCCCCCTATAAGATTCTGTTAGATCCCCACAGATCCCAATTTTTATCGGAAAAATGTGAGGGGTTAACGTACTACTTGAACTTGCGACTAACCCCCCATCGGATGTCCAAATTGTGTCCAAATGAGGGGGGAGGGGGTCTAATCGATTGGTATGACTAGGTGGCATAACTGTCATATAAGCAGTTATGCAAGCTCCCTGGTCGCATTTTTGGGGCCTGAACGATTAAATATCATGTCTTTCTTTTGTTAGCCGCAGAGAATCAAATACTTACTACTAATCAATAACTATTGAAAAAACAATGAATTTACAGTATGCTTGTTGTTGAACCTGGACAATTCAACTAATGGCATTACCTGAAAGGACACGCTCCTTCTTGCAGTCTCACTTTGGCTTCGTATTAGAGGACATCGTGACCGACCTGAACGGCAAGGAGAACATTGGAGTCTTACTACCTTCTAAGGAAGGACTAACCAGACTGGACTCTGAAGAGTTAGAGCGTTATATGTCATTTATGACAGGAGAGAAGGGTTAGGCCCTGGGGCAGGTTCAACTCCTGCCTTCTCTATTCCCTCAATCAAGAGGGACAGCCCACCACAAAAGAGGATTATGTACAAGATTGTTAGATGCTACAAAGACCGCAACTGCGGCCCACAGACAAGGCGAGGCTTCGTAGGTTTAACCCTAGAAGAGGCTAGAGCCCACTGTTCAGACCCTGAAACAAGTTCTTCAACTTGTACTAAGGCAGTAAACAAGGCTCACACTGCTAAGTATGGGCCATGGTTTGACGGATACGAAAGCATCTAAGACCTACTCAATCAGGGATTCTTTAATAGTTCCCTGATTGAGTAGCTCTAACGAGTTACTTTTTTGTTCACCTGCCACTATCAAATGACCTTCAATAAGTTCGCTCAATCAGTTGAGCCAGGAACACAAGCTAAAGCATTTGAGTTGAATCAAATTTGTTACTCCTGCGAAGGATGCACAATGGTTCTACCGACCTGGTATAAGGTCGTGAAGCTAACTAAAAAAACTGTTTGGTTTCAAGAGTTAGAAGATTCAATGCTTGAGCATGACGGATATGGACAAGCAGGCCGCAAAATCCCAGTTGATTCACCTAAGAAATTTAGGGGTGAACCTTATAAAGTTTTTAGTAAAAGAATTAAAAACAAATTAAGTTATTGCTCTGAGGATCAAGAGTATGCACAAGGCAAGTATTACTCATCGATTGAGCCCTGGGATGGCCTAGCTAAAACCTACGATTCATACGACTGACTCTCTCCTCTAGCCCTTCGGGGTTAGATGAGGGACTCACACCGAGTCTCCTTATTCACCCACCATTTAATTTTTTATTGTGGCAAGACAAACAAACGCTTCATTAACTGCCGAACTAAAGCAGTTAAGACCAGTTAAAGAACAGCTAGACAGTCTATGGATTGTGCTTGCAGTTGTGTTCACTCTTGGAGTTTTGTTCTAATGGATGAAGCTTTCGAGGATATGGCAAACACCGCCGAAAATTATTATCAAGAGCAGCAGAATAAACCTCAATATCCTGAGAGTTGGCAAGCTGCTTACGATGATTACGAATTGAGCGAGGATGTTATTTAATGTCATCCAGCAACACAGATTACTGGCTTGAACCTATCAATCGACCAGGTGTAAAGAATCTGGACGAGTGGAAGGTGATCAAGCAAGACCTCAGACAGGAAGAGATCAATCATCCTCAAACTGTGTATCAACGTGCTTTCATCCCTGGTTGGGATGATTAAACAGGCTATCGGGACAGCTTTAGGCTTAATGCTTACGGCTGTCCCTTTTTTATTGCTCATACCGAGGGATAACAGTGCGGAGTCTCAACTGAGCAGGCGTGCCAACCCTCGACTACAACACAGTTCCTTACTCGAATCTAATTATGGCCTCAAAAGAAACCAATCAAATCAGCATCAGACTTGATGATGATGTGAACACAGCAGTCGATGTGCTACGTCAAAAAGCAATTGAAGAACAATTAAAGATCAGAGAAGAGGTAGGTGCTGAAAGGTTTGACGCTCAGTTTGGCAAGCCAACACCACCAACCAGATCTGAACTCTGTAAGCGTGTACTTCAAGGTGCAATTAGAAGTATGGCTGCTTCACCTGGTGGGGTAACTGTCGATGTCTAACAAGCTTGATAACGTCAAGGTTCAGACAACAGTTGGTACTACTTACGATGCAATGATTAAAAAACTTGCAGAGTTAAAGGGTATTACTGTTTCAACTATGTATCGCCAAGCAATAGAAGTCTATTGCTCTTTTGAATATGCAAAAGAGTTAGCTGTATTGCAGAGTCAACGCAATGAATCTTGAGTTACAACTACAGCTTGAAGATGAAATGTTTAATAGCGGGAGAAATTTCTCTCGCTTTAGGCAGAATTATCTCAAGAAGACTAAGGCTGAGTCTCTTTCCAATGCGGGAGAGACTCTTTCTTGTATCGGATTCACTAAGATTATTGATCACGTCGATCACATAAAAAAAGAGGTCGAGAGTGGCAAGGCTGGACAAGCCTACGCACTACTCAAACCTCTACTATCCCTGAACTCCCAAACAATAGCAGCAATAGCAATAAGAACAATCGTTGATCAGTTAACTTGTTCACCATCGCTTCACCAGATCTCGAAAAGTATTGGAGATCGTTTATGGATAGAGGCAATGCTTAACAAGTTAAACAGCAAGGAACTTGCAAGGTTTAATCAGGTCAGCAGGCAGAGACAACGACATAAGATTGAGAACTTAAAGAGGATAGAGGGTGCTGAGATATGGCCTGATAAGGAGAAGATAGCCTGCGGTAATCTATTGGTTGAGATTGTAGGTAGAGAGACAGGGTTCTTAAGGATTGTTAGATGCGATGAGCCTAATAAGAAGAAGAGAATTGTTGAGCCAACAGAAGAGTGCATCAAGTGGATAGCTGACGTTAATCACAGACAAGAACTATCAACACCTCATTACTTGCCTACTATTATCACGCCTAAGAAATTTGATAAGGATCTAGTGAGTGGGTACTACAAATATCCTTACGCTTTATTTAAAACTAATAATGAATTGATAGCTAAGAACAGTAAGGGTGACGAACAATATATACAGGCAGCAAACATACAAGGTGGTGTGGCATGGAGGATTAAGAGTTGGAGCCTCGACCAGGTGGAACATGCTTATAACTTAGGACTAACAGTTGGTGCATTACTACCGATGAGTGGGTGGGCAACGCCACCATATCCAAAGCATTTAGATGAGGATCACCCCGACATAATTAAATGGAAGAAGGCAGCGAGAAGTATTCATATAAGAAACGAGAAGACTAGAGGCACAAGATTATCTAACGCCATCCTTATTAATGCAGCCCGAAAGTTTAGGGATACGGATGAGATATTCTTTCCTATCTCTATGGATTTCAGAGGTCGGTTGTATTACAAGCCACCTTACCTGAACCCACAAGGTAATGATGTGGCAAGGTCACTACTTGAGTTCAGTTACTTCACCTATATACAGACAGAAGAACAGGCAGATTGGTTGCGAATACATGGAGCTAATATGTATGGCCTGAAGTCAGACAACAGAACAAGGTGTGACTGGGTACTGGAGCATGAACAGTTAATCATGCAGGCAGGCAATGATCCGTGGCTTAACTCTCAGTTCTGGATGAGGGCTGATAAGCCTTGGTCATTCTTATCTTTCTGTCGCAGTTATTTCGAGTGGAAACAAGAGGGGCCGACATATAAATGTCGTCAAGTTATATGTCAGGACTGCACCTGCTCTGGAATACAGCACTACTCAGCATTGCTTAGATCAAAAGAGATGGGTGAGAAGGTGAATCTGGTGAACTCAGACAAACCACAAGATATATATTCAAGCGTGATGTCTAAGGTAAACCAAAGACTTAGGAAAGATGACAACGAACACAGTAGAAAATGGTTGGCACTGCAACCTGATCGAACGCTTGCCAAGAATGGAGTGATGACACTGCCTTACTCGGTTACTTACTTAGGGTTCTATAAGTTTGCATATCAATGGGCTATCAAGAGAGCGAAGCAATTATATGGCAATACAAACTGGCTTACTAAGGATGGATCAATGAAGACAGTACATTACATGGCAAAGATATTGCATCAAGAAGCAAGTGCAATGATACAACCAGCAGTACATGCGATGCGTTGGTTCAAGGCAGTAGGTGTGAAGGCAGGCAAGAATAATATCCCACTTGAATGGGTTAATCCTGCTGGTTTATTAGTACATCAGCAATACAATAGTACAAGGAATACAAGAGTTAGGCTTAAGTATTTGTCGGACATACACTTAGACATTAGGGTACAAGAAGACTGTCCCACACTGGATACTTCTAAGATGGGCAAGGGATTAAGTGCTAACATATTACATTCCGCAGATTCTGCCCACATGTGTGCTACAACTATTAAGGCAGCCATGACCAAAAATGTTATAAACATTGGAGGAATACACGACTGTTTCTTAACAACTCCTAGTGAAATGAGTGCATTAAAAGATGCAGCAAGAGAATCTTTTGCTGACATTTACAAGCACGACTGGTTGACTAGGATTAAAGACAAGTTGAAATCACAACTCGACTTGCAATTACAAGAGGATCTACCTGCTGAACCACAGCTAGGAACATTAGATCTAAACAAAACCCGAAACTCTACTTATTTCCTGACATGAATTTTAAAGAGATCTTGCCAGCCATCCAAGTGATGACACCTGAAGAGACTTTGCTTTCATACTGTTATTTTGTTGAACCTGATGACAAGTTTGAACCTGAAACTCCTGCCGCATACAAAGCAAACCTGTATGTACCAGCAGAAAATTCAGAAAAGATAGAAACTATTCTTGATGCTTATTGGCAAGAGACTAAAGCCAAGCTTAAAGAATTGAATCCAAATAAAAAAGCTAATGATTACAAGTTGAACCCACTGCCTTGGAGATGGGTTGACTCTGATGACGGATCAAAGCAAGCAGACGACATCAAGTCATTAGGTTTAGACAAAGCTTTCTTCCTTAAGGTCAAGCGTCCTGCATACAAGACTGATAAGCAAGGAAACAAAAGACCTAACACTCCACCAATATTATTTGATTCATCTTGTCAAAGAAATAATGGCAAGCTGATTCCTTTAAGTGATGACGACAAACAGCAGTACATCAAGATTGGCCCAGGTTCTACAGCACAAGTAGGAATATGGGCTAGGCCATACAGCAATGTAAGTACTGGTGTGTCGCTAACTATTGCAGCCGTTAACATCAAGAACTTTATTCCTTTTCAGAATCAAGTGAACTGGGAATTTACTGTCGATGAAGCACAACAAGCAGGGACAGGAACCCCATCGACTAATGACTTCGACTTCTAATAAATACAGAAGCAAGTTCGAAGCTTCAATCGCTGCTACCTTACATGCAAAAAATGTTGCGTTCACCTACGAAACCATACGACTGGACTACA